GTCAAAAACCTGTCGGCTAGTGGCATTACTACATTTTCTATTGTCGGAGCTAAATTTTGATACATAGACAAGGCTGTATCGATCGCCCTGTCTTTGAGTAGCTTAAATTGGTCTTGCAAGTTTTTAAGTTGCTTGCCGGCTACTTCCTCGGTAACCCCTGAAGCACTTCTTAGTTCTGTTTCATACTCTCTTATAGCGTCTGACGTGCCTAACAAGGTGAGCAGGGCAGAGACTGAGCGGTCTTGGAATCCCATAGTTGTTAGAGTAGACCTGACCTGAGCATCACTCATACCGTCAAGAGCGCCTTCCAGATCCCCTACAATATCGGCAATATTTCTCATGTTACCGTCAGTGTCGAAAACTTTAACATTAAATTTCTCAAAAGCTTCTTCATTCTTTAAAGCGGCGTTTTGCAAGTCCCTGAAAACAATGTTTAATTGTTCTCCGGCGGCTTCGCCCTTAACGCCCTGGTCAGCCCAGGCCGCAAGAACAGCAACTCCTTCTTCGACGTCTTTGTTTAAGAGTCTAAGAGCTGCCCCGGCTTTGTTTGTCAATGACTCTGAAAACTGTTCAACGGTGGCGTTTGCGATGGTATTGGCCTTAACCAACACGTCAGATACCATCGTCATGTTAGCCATGTTTTCAGCGGTATCATCGACCGCTAAACCTAAAGCAGATTGAGCATCAGTTAAGAGGTCTGTAGCTCTAGCCATGTCAAAGTTGCCCGCTTGTGCGAATGATGCTACTTTGGGTAAAGCGCCTATTGATTGAGCGGCATCAAGCCCGGCAGAAGCTAGATAGAAGTACGACTCTGCCGCTTCTCGTGCGCTAAACCTTGTGGATTTCGCAACATCCCTAGCCGTCTTTTCCATGTCATTTTTCATAGCGTCCGACAAATCGCCCATAATAGCCGTGGATGCCGTCATAGCAGATTCAAAATCTGAACCGAATTTAATTACAGCGGCGCCAGCGGCCACAATTGGTACAGTCACAGCTTTAGTCATGGACTTACCGGCACTTTGCATTTTCTGACCTGATTTTTCTAATCTTGATTCAAAGTTTTTTATTTGTGACTGGGCTTTGTCTAATGTCGTAAAATATTGACGTCCGTCAAGTATCAAATCTCCATGAACCGCCCCGGCAAATATTGACATCGTATCACCTCCCGGCGATTGGTTTAGTGTTTATTTATAAAATCGATCAAGCTTTGATTTGTCGTTTTCTGTTTGGCTTCTTCATCGTCCTTAAATCTTATTTTCTTCCAGTTGTAATCTCCCTTATCAGTGATAGCTTCAGATTCGATCGCAAATGCACACTCATCAAAACAGTAGGCTAGATATGGATCTTCGATGTTGACTATCTCACTTGGTTTTTTTCGGTAATGCTTTGCCATTTGGATTATTTTTATCATCCTTTTCGATGTTACGAAAGGAGTTTAACTGCTTCGCCTCTGTCGTTGCCCACTCAAATATCGCAAGCATTTGTTCGTCTGTTAGATAAGGTTCCAGCTCTTTATAAGTTGGTTCTACAAGGCAGATTTCAGCGTAGAATCTATGTAGTTCAAACCTGTTGTTAGCCTCGCTTAATAAGTCCTTATTTTCGTCCTTTTCTGGCTTGCTAGGCTTACCCCCGAACATACTTACTACAGTTGATATGTGCTCATTAGGGATTTTCCCAGCTCTAAGCATGTACATTATGTTTGGCCTTCTCATTTTGACACCGATCTGATCACCAGGGACGAATCCGGGGATTTCTACCACAGTATCTCTCGGTACTTCATTAATTTGACTCATATCAAAGACTTTCAAATTTGTTACCCCCTTAAAATTAAAAAGCTACCCTTATACAGGTAGCTCGTCCATAAAGTCAATCTTAACAGGCTTTTCACCTGATTTTGCCCTACTTCTCAAATTGAATTCAGGCACAAAGAATTCGCTGTCTTGCACAGAGAAATTAACAGGAGTTCCCTTGCAATGCTTGTAGCTAAACATTACATAACTCTTAGTTGAGCCGTCTCCATCCTTTTCTTCGGTGTAGATGTTAGTTGTAAACGGCGTTCTAGTAACTGGCGTTCCAGCTTCAGGGCCTTCATATGATACAACTTTTGTAGTTTCGATGGCGTCAAAAGTCAAAGTTCCACCATCTATAAGGGCTAGTACCTCAGGCACCATCACAGCGTTAACCATTCGGATATTGTAGCCTTTTACGATGTCTTCCCAGTTGTTCTGGGCTTTAATGACGTTTTTTACCCTAAGCTCATTCTCACTGCCTTCTGATATGAAAGCGAGTACTTCCGCTTCTGTCGAAACGTCGGTTAGCCTGTAGGTCTTTGGAGTTGTTTCCTCTGTTACAAGTTCAACCCTGACTATATTGGCCAATGGAAATTCAGTTATTACTTCTGGCATATTTTATACCTCCAATTTTTTTAATATTTCGTAGCTAATAGATTTAGTGTAGGCTTCTTTGTCATCACTGATAACAGTCGATGTCTCATTGCCTGTGTATCTTAAGTTTGTTAATTCTTTTAAAGCTGATTTAACCTGCGCCGTGTAGTTATCAATTTGCGGATAGCTCGACAAAGGCACGTAGATTATCACGTCAAGGATTGCACGTCCAGTCCTGTTGGTTCCCATGGTCGGTAATTGGCCATCGTCTTTTAAAACAGTGTAGGGGACAGTACAGAGACCTTTATGTTTGCCTTGGAAATAGGGTTTCAATCCTTTTTCGATTAATTTATCGTAAGCACTCAAAATCATCATTTCAACCCCTTTATGGCTCTCTCGTAGCCTCGCATGATTTCAGCTGCGTTTTTTCTTATGGTCGGAATAAGTATCGCGTACTCTTTCTCATAATCAAGCTCTAGACGTGGGAAATAGACCATACCACCGCTTAGTCTGATAGTACACAGGTTTTTCTCCCAGCCGAAATCGCCGAGGATTGAGTTTCTCGCATTTGCGGTGTGATCGGTCCAAGGACGGTTCCTCTTTGCATCAGCTTCCATTTTCTTAGCTGCCGTATGAGCATAAAGCCCAAGACCAGAACGGACTTTTTTTTCTACTTTCATAAAGTTAAACGTATTTTTTACTTTAATCAACCGCCAACACCTCCAAGTCTACCTGTTTACAGATATCAAAGTAGTTGTTGACCTCCATCACACGGTAGGATTTCCCACCGCTCTCAAAAGTGTCGCCACTAAGAATATCTGCGTCACTTGAGGCAAGGATTTTATCAATATTTCCAGCCATGAATCCTATAACTTCACCTGATTCCTTTGCGACTCCACGAGTAAAGTTCTTGTTGTAGATTCTCACTGTTGCAGTGACAGTCAAAGGTGAAGTAGTATAGCCGCCGTAACCGTCCGGAGTTTTTACGAGCCTTTCAATGGTAATATTGACAGGTTCCTGGCTAATCAGCTTTTCAATATATCGTTTGTAGTACTTAAAGCCGTTCATCAACTCTAATCACCGTCCCTGTCTTGTTGCTCCTGTAAGATCTAGCCAGACTGAGGAAATGACTTTTAGGGGAGGGTATAACCACATCACCCAGCTTCATCTCCTCAATCCCTGTTTTAACAAGGCATAACTCTCTGGCCAGAGATTCTAAGGGGGCATCTGTTAGGCCGTCTATACGGGATTGCAAGTAGATATCGTCAAAGTACGGATAGTTATCTTCATCAATCAGACTTTTTAGTCTTTCTAGGTCTGACATTTGCCTTCACCTCTTCCACCGAGTAGCCTTTTTCCTTAAACCAATCAATCATTCTTTGGTTATCGGTCTCGGCTAACCCATTTAAAAAGGCCACACCGGCAATTTCGCCAGTGTAAGCCTCATTAGGTGCTTTTATTTTAAACATCATGCATCATCCTTAGCTAATTTTTATATTCCTAAGTACGCCTGCCGCCCTTGTCTTTTTAAGTGCTACAGCTGCAACCATCTCAACATCACCAGTCTTTACAACACCTGGTCCTGACAAGATAGGAGGATTCGCAGTGATCATCTTGTTACCAGTTACAGTAACGCCGTGGAATCCATCAATCCCCAGCCTGACTGCGTAAAGGTCGGAAAGACCAGTTACAGTGTCTACACCGTTAGGGGTTCTGTCATCAACGATAGGCACAGTCGGCACTGCTATGCCAGAATCGTTAACGAACATTCCAAGGTCAACTAGTGGAATGTTGTCATAACCAGTTATTCCCTTCCCGAAAGCGTCCTCAGCTTGAGTTAAATATCCCGCACGCCTTGCAACTGCCTTAAGCTTAGTTATCAATTTAGAGTTACCCATAAGCATTGTTGGAATTCCGTCAAGTTCTGCAAGGAAAGAATCCAGCAAGTCTAGGAAAGTCTTGTAGTTGGAATCTAGAGCAGTTGAATCGCTAAGGTCTATGTGAGTATCTGCACCTATTTCAGTGTCGCTTCCAACAAGAGCCTTATCCAAACCATCAAAAGCATTTGTATCAACCGCAGAGTCGCCGTTTATCGCAGTGTAGTGAAACAGGTTCGAAGCTGCCTTGATTTTCTCGTTCATCTGATACTGAACTTCATCGACTGCGCCGGCTGTTTCAGCTATAACTCTGTCAATCTCAAAAGAACCGCCAAAGATCTTAAGATTCACTGTCTTAGGTTCTCTTGCTGCCTCTTGTGGAGTGTACTCGCTGTTAAGCGCTCTAAATTGAGCTTGTCCGGGAGTCAAGGTTCTTACATACCCGTATGTCAGTGTGGATCCACCAGTTCCGGGGGATACTGCATCATCAAAGGTCATTGCATCAAGTAGCAAGGAATTTCTTCTGAATTCATCTATAACCTGTTGTACTACCTTGTCGGACATACCAACTTTTGCTTGTGCTAGTGTTATTGCCATTTTTTATCATTCTCCTTTTGATTAAGATTTATAGTGGCTTTGCAAAGCCGATGCTAAATCACTAGGCGCCGGATCTGTGCCTCCTTTAGCACCGCCACCCTTGGAGCCACCTGTTCCCGTGGGTGGTTGTTCGATAAATAGAAACTTCTTGCTTTCTTCCAGGGTTTTAGCCTGGTCTTCGATGCCTATCACTGTGCCATCGTCTTTATAGACCAGCTGGGACTTGTCAATGAGTCCTGCGGCTACATCTACATCATGGACTTTACCGGCAAAATAGACTTTGATTGCGTTTGTAATGCGAGTGTCTTTAAGCTCATTTTCGTACTTTTCGGAAGCTGTTTTGTTTTCGTCTTGCAACTTAGCTATCTCGGCTTTTAGGGTTTCTGTGTCGCCAGTGTTTTTCTTCAAGGTCTCAAGCTGAGTGTCTACCTCCGCAAGCTGTTTTTTCTGGCTTTTGATAGTCTCGTTAGCCTCGTTAAATTTAGCTACAGGCACCCAGTTACCGTTATTTACGATATCAACCTGAGTATCTCCTAGCTTTTCAGTGACTTGGCTGTATAGTTCCTCGCCTAAGATTTCTTTTAGTGTTTTCACTTCCGCAAATAGTTGTAAATTCATTCTTAGATAGTTCTTCATTCTTAATTTCTCCTTCCAACTAACCTTTTTAAACCGGTCGGCTCCGGCACTGTGGTCTTTTTCTTTAGACTCTAAAATACTAAAAAGAGCATGAGCCTTTTAACGACCTACTCAGGTCGGAAACCTTTATAGAGCTACTAAGCCCCACACCTCCCGCGGGCTTTCATTCACTCGTGGATTTATAAAGGGCTTTAAATGCCTTGATGATGCTGGGATTGTCTTTTATTAGCATTGCAAAACCGTTGCCCAGACAAACAACCTGTTTCTCAGTCAGGTCTAAGTCGTATAATTCATCGATACCGTGTATGGCTTCGTGTATCAGGGTGGTAACTTTCTGTGATTTGCTATACTTAGAGTTGATGATAATTCGCGGATCATCGTAATGTATCCGTCCATAACAAATATCCCCTCCTGATATCAGATCCCCGTCCGGCTCCTTTTCTTCAACTTCGTAGTCCTTCCAGCCGATTTTCAATCTTTTAAGCATCTAAACCCTCCCTTATTTTTTATTAGCGAAATAATCGCCGTACTGCCCGTACCAATCGTCAAGCATTGGATTGTCATCTTTGCCAGTGAGCCATCTGTTAATCTCGGCGCCTACCTGGTCAAAGTCTTTTGTAATGTAGGGCACCATGATGCAAGCCCCGTTCGGGTGGTCTAGTGGGACATCGTTGTTGGGAAATATCTGTCCCTCTCTATCTGCGCATATCTCGCATACATTATGCCCCCCGGATGTTAGCCACTGGGTACCCTCTACAAACGGGTTAATACTGCTGCTTTTAATCGATGCAGTCTGGTATGAGTGGTTAATCGCTGTCCTTGCAAACCTTTTGGCGTTATAATCAACCCTTGCATTTTTCAGTCTAGGGTATAAATCCCCCCAATCAGTGGGACGTCTAGCCGGCGCACTGACAAACCACTCTAGGTCTTTCGCTAGGCCTACCGCTGATTTGCCCTCTAGTATCCCTTTGTTTATAATCTCCTGTATCTGCCCGTCAAAATACCTGTCAAAGTTCCATATCCGGGCACTAAGGCTCTTGCCGTCCATATACAACTTGCCGCTTATGATGTCATCCACGATATCTTTATTTATGCGGGAAAAGATTGTTGTAAAATGCTCCCCCGGGTCAAGTCCACCGACTACAAACATGCGCCTAAGTAGCTTTTCATTCATGCCAGTGCCAAGCTCAGAGGCCTTTTTAATCGAGCTGGTGGTCTGTAGCTCAATTTGTCTTCTCAGTACGGTGCGTGCCTTCTTAAGCTCTTTCTGAAAGTCTGTAAGTTGCCTATGTGTTAAAGTCTTCGCCCTGGTCTTGGTTATTTCTCTTGCCAGGTCTTCCAAGGCTTTTTCGTAGAGCTTCAAGATCTGTCTTTCTTGCTGTAGTGTTAAAAGAGACACCCTTTTTCGGACGTCTCTTGCCATCTTTCGATACATAGTCACTATTCATCATCCCCTAGGTCCCGTATCAGGTTTTGGGTAAAGGAGTCTTCTAGTAGCTGTTTTTCCATCTGTATTTGTTCCAGTTCTTTATCTATGTGTTCATAGTCGCCCCATTTTTTCATGTAGCTGTAGCGACTTCTGACTTCTGTAGTGACTTCCTGCATGTCTATTTCTTTCTGCGCGTCTTCATCTTCTTGAATCGGGTAGTAGTGTTCAATATTTAGAGTAGTCTCGAATCTAGCTGTCTGAGCTTGCCCGTACAGATTGTAAGTCTCGACCATCTTAAAGATAAACTCAACCATTTGCTCTAGCGCCGGCCCCCATTCGGTCCAATCCTCTTCACAAGCCGATATAAGTCCCCAGTATATAGCCTTCATACTTTTACCCGACTGCACGACACCTTTCATTTGCTCCAAATTGACGTTTGGCACCTCGATTAGATCATATAAATCAGCTTTGATTCTCTCTACCGTATCCTCAAACTTTGCCTGGTAACTAAATTTGCTTTCTAGCCTCTCGACCTTAGCCTGTCTCTCGTTTGCTGTTGGGTCAGTCTGTAGGTCTATCATGGCACCAGGGGATATCTTAACTCTTTCTAAGGTGTCTTCGCTTGCGTCAGTAAAGACGTCTTGGCCAAACATTTGAAACTTTAACGCATCTATGTCGTCGCTTGTCAGTTTGTTATATGAATCTTGGTTTTCCCAAAGCTGGTGAACATCACTTGACCCTTCAACCTCTCCCGTAAGTCCACCGTTTTGAATTATAACCACAGGGATAAAGTCTAATCTGGTGTTGTAGTCTGTTTCGATTGACTCTATAAGGTCTGCTCTGCCGTTGTAGATACCTTCGTTTAATATGCAAGTTCCGCCAACCATTTCCCATGATTGCTTCTTTATCCTTTGCTTGGTCGGGTCTGATTCGTTGTTTAAAGCATAGACAAACAAGATCTTTTCAATCGTGTCGATGTCATCCTCGTTGTACTGCACGAAAAACTCATAGGCGGGGGAGAAGATGATCCTTAAGCCCTCGTTTTCTTTCGCCCATAGTTTAATGGCGATCTTGCCGCCAATCGAACAGTCTTTACGGGCTTTTAAAAGCTTTGAGTGGAACTTGTTAGCCTTTAGTATATCGGCTAGTAAGTCTTCTTTTACTTGCGCCGCATCCTTATTAGCAGTTGAACCTTCTGCATCCTCCGATACTGGTCTGATATCAAAGTAGGGTTCGCGGCCAAACATAAACCTCGCCCTGGTGTTGATTAACTTTTTAGTCAGATTTGTAATCTTTTTAGTAGGGACGTAATCAAGCTCTCCGGCAGTCTCCCACTTTTGGTCTCCGTCATAAATCGAATACCAACGTATGATTCTTTGCACTTTCTCTAAATAATCGCCGTAAACTCCTTCTATCTCGGACTTTAGTAGCTGATTGTAATTTATCATCATCTTGCCCCTTTCCCGGAGTGGTTTCTTCTAGTTTTCAAATCCGACACCTCATACCCATCTAGCCCGTACCATATAGCTGAAAAGGTGTGGGGATCTATATTAAATTCATCTTCTATGATATTCCCCAGCTTGTCTTTTTTATATGTCAAGTCTTTTAGTTCCCGGATGGCGTTCTTACAATCTTCGGAGCAAATGATTTTTTTAAACCTTTTGACCTTTTTAATGTTTTGCAATCTACTCCCCGGGCCCTTTTTAGCCCCAATCATCTTAAACCCTTGTTGGTTGTAGTAGGCTATCGTCTTAGGTTCTGCCGAGTCTGCTCTTATAAGTTCTCTATCCTCGATGATTTCTTTTTCTTTTAGGTCTCGGGCTGTTTTGTCATCGGTCATCTTGTTTCTGTAATACTCTTTATAGATATACAGGTATTTCTTTTCGTCATCTATGGCCATTTTTATTACTGCGTTATAAGACTCCTCGAAACCAAAGTCCATGCCAACCCTGTAGAACCTCATCGGTATATCAGCTATCTTGGCTAATACCATCTTGTGGGGCATTGTTTGAAATTGCGGCAGCACTCTGGTGCCGTTGACACCGAAACGTCCTTTTCTCGCCACTCTGTATAGGTCTGGATCATATGCCTTAAGCTCTTCGAGTTGGTCTATATAGCTTTTTGGCAAAAATAAATTATCATCCGCGACACTGTGATGATAATAAGTATTCCCGATAACCATTATTCGGTCTTTATAAAGTTTTTTATCATCTGCTGTAAAAGTCTTATTCAGATGATCCTTGAAAAAGTGTCTGTATGTCCAATTTTCCTCACCTACAGGGTTTGTCGATAATATAAAGTGTATCGGTAGGCTTGGGTGTCTAGCTCGCCCCAAAAGCTCTTTGTAGCCCTCATATTTAAGTTCGGAGCACTCTTCGATCCAAATTATCGATACATTGTGTATGGATTTTAACTTCCACGGTTTATCCAGGCCCTTGAATATAATCTGTGACCCGTTAGGAAATTTAATCTGCATAGGGGAGACGGTGGGGGAGACATACCCATCCAGCCCTAGGTCGGATATGATCTCGTCAAATAGTGCAAAACAACTATCTCTGATGGTGTCGAACACTTCTCTTATCACAAGGACTTTCCGTTTTTCCTCCAGGCACTTTAATATAACCTTCAAAGCCACATGATAACTCTTAGATGAGCCGTAGCCGCCGACCAAGAAGTAATGCTTGTGCTCCCAGTCGAATACGAAATCTTCAAAATGGGGATTGACCTCTTTTTCAATCTGCATCGCTTTTGCGCCTTATCGTTATATTTATCGGCTCTGTGGATTCTATCCTGTCCACATAGAGACCGTATCTCTTACCTAGTAGCTCAGCGGCCTTCAAACGCTCTTTTTCATCAGGGGCTTTAGTTACGTGCTGTGCCTTAGATATCCCATCGCCTTTTCCTTCGACTACCACTATTTCCGATTCAGACTCTCCACGGAGCACAGATGTTAAATACTTCATCACTTCCACTGCATCCGCAACTCTCTCGTCTTCAATTTGTTTAAGCCGTTCCGCGATAAAGCCTTTTACCGAGTCATTTGCGAGTAGGCGCCTAGCATTAGCTTCTGCTACGTATCTCTTGCTTGCAGAATAGCCGGCTCGAATATAGGCCTCTGTGGCATTGCCTAGCTGGATGTAGTAATCGCAAAAGGCCTTTTGTTTAATTGTCATCTTCACTCTTACCACCCCCAAATAAAAAAGAACCCTTTCGGATTCTCTAAAATAACGAAAATATTATAATTACACAAACTATCAAAAGCGGCACCATCATCATTAAGCAGCCGATTCCTTTGATTGTCTCTCCGACCGTCTTTATGTTTTCCCCGGTCCTTTGTGCTTTTTCTGCTTTTACTGTTTGATTAAAGCCGTTTATAAGCTCTTGCTTCTTTTCCTCCGGCATACCCTCATACTCTTCAACGCTGATACCGTAGGTTGTAAGATACTTTCTAAACTCTAAATTTTCCATGACAAAACCTCCTTTGTCATAGTATATCTTAATTATCTATTTTTATCCATATTTTTTTGGTATTTTTATACTTTATGTTTTGCCTTTGGCATGTGGCAAACAAGCATGTAAAATGCCCCTCGTCACACTTTTTAAGCCATATGCAGCCTTTGCACTTTTTTTCGTCTTGCTTCATCTCGCCACGCCCTTGTTAATATTTATATAGACTACTTTCGCCACAGTGCCACCACTTTCTTTTTTAAAAGTTACCCATCCTGCGAATCAGGTAGGGCAGGAAAGGAGGACATGAAAAAGGCACCCCGAAGGATGCCGATAAGAAAGGATTCTCGTATGCATATTTCTATGCTTCTATTATCTCACAGACTCAACGGGAATCGTGGGAATTATAGCACCTGCCTTAAATATCTCCTATATTTCTTACTAACCGTTGTACGTTCATACCCAGTTTCTGCTGCTATCTCATTCCACGTGAGATTGTTAACGTGCCTCAGCCTAAATATCAGCCTTATCTCATTGTCTGTTATACTATCTAGGAACTTTTCTATCTGCGATTTAAGCCTGTACATTCGCCTTAGCTTTGAGTTATATTGTTCTGTGAGTTCAGCAAGCTCACAAGCTATATCTCCCGTAGAGTCCGATATATTAGATGTCTGTACTGATTCTTTAGGTCTTACTGCCTCTAGGTATGAGATATTTTCTATCTCACTTTTGATTTCTTCAATCTCTCTGTTTATGTGCCATAGTTGGTTAAGTTCGCCCTTTGTCATAGCTTGCCCCCTTTATGTTGGTTCAGTCTCCGCTACCGTCTTCTTGGTATACTAATTCACAGTTTTCGCAACTTTCTTTTTCGCATGGTTTCTTGCTTACTTCGCAAAAATCGCCTATCGCAGTTTCATGTCTCATATCTTCCTCGCTTTCCCAGCTCGCCACTCAAATAGTACAACCTCTGCCTCTGACTCCCTGTGTTGATGGGACAGCCTGTCATCACAGGCCGCCCTAAACTCTTGATATTTACTACACTTGCCATGGCAAGCTACGTGCCTATCTTGACATTTAAAACATGGTGAGTTCATGGCTACCTCCTATCGTGGTTTTTTATACCAATCTCCAAGTGCTTGACCTACGTATATCTCTTTGAGCCTGTGTTCGCAAAACGTTAGCATGTCGTCTCTGTTTTTCTGCCAGTCTTCATTGTCAAAGTTTTCCGACTCGTAATAAACGACTCCTACATCGTAGTGGTATATCAAAGCCATTAAGGTTAATAGAGTCTCCTCTTCGGGCAATGAGCCTACCCAATATCCGTTTGTCGGCTCAAGATTGAGCTTACCTGTTATACTCTCCCCAAATTTGGGGTCAGTGGTGTATATCTTTGCCTCTGGGTTTACTTTAAATTCAGCTTCCATTTTCTTATCCCTCCACTCAGCCCAAATATGGGCTTAGTTAATTTTAAGTTCATCTTCAAACTGCTTTATGATCTCATCTTTTTTGTCACTGCCGCTAAACGGAACATCTATCTCTATTTTTTCACATTCATAATAAGATATATTTTGCTCTTCATTTCTACTTAATATTTCATCAAATACTGCTTGTATTTTTTTAACATCTTCTTCTTTTATGTCTTGTTTGATTCTTTCATCCCAATCTTCATACATTCCGTTTTCATATACAGAATCAAAGACTGCATCTATAAAGCTTGCAGCATCAATGCTTGCTTTATGTTCGGTTGTGGTATAAAGGTTTATATCCTCATCATCCGTAAAGTACCTCAAGTCATTCATTACCTCTTCAACTGTATAAATACGTTCATTATAACTAACCTTTACATCTTTATCTAATTCTGATAACTTAACCATTCTCGTTCCCCCCTAGGTCAAACTGTCTTATCAGCTTGTCATCGTCTTGATCGCTGGTTAAAAGTACGTAGCACACCTTTTCCCTGAAATTTAAGTGTAGGGTTAGTCCGTAATCTCTCATGATTGCACCTCCAGCAACTCGGGATTGTCGTGAATGTTGCCGATTACTTCAGCCATTTCAGCCAATTCTTTCGTTAGGGGGATTTTGTCATACAGTTTCTTGTTTACACACCAACAGATGCAAAATCTTGTGATATCGTCAATCCATTCAACAACAAAAGCTCCTGCGAGTGATTCTGAAATATCCCCCTCGTATATCTTCACACCATTTTTGTCTTTAAGCCCTGTGTATTGACCGACTGTTTCTAATATTACAGGGTTTGTTGAGTAAAACCCTTCTTTGCGTTCCCACCAAGTTACTTTTATTTCAGGTGGATAATCGTTCGGATAGCTTTGTGTCAAATCACCACAAATCCATTCGCCGTTATCAATCCTTTTCCCTCTAAACTTTATTTCTCTCATTTGTCACCCTCCTTTGCCATCCTCAGTAGGCACATGATACCCATGCCTATCAGCGTTCCCATTATTAATCCGATGCCCCAGTGTATTATCATTTCTCGACCTCCATATTCTTATACTTTTCTAATTCTTCATCACTCAGTTTATAGATAAACACAGGTTCTTTTTCTTTTTCGTCTTTCGGTATGCACCAATAACTATCAGGGTTTTTATACCCGAAGGGTTTATCAAGTGGGAATGAGTCATGGTCATAGTTATCGTGCACCATTCCGTTTCCCGCCAGTCTACCTGTGGATGTCCTCATAAACTCATTAGCGTGTCGCTTGCCATTGTTACCACGTTTAGCCATGTTCGCTCAACTCCTTAACTTTGCATATGTATCCCTGTTCCTGTGCTAATCTTAGATATTTGTCCAGTTCTTCTTTGTTTTCGCATTCAAACACCATGTTGTTAAGCGGCTCCTTGTGTGTGAGACTTAATAGATACTTCACTTTCTTTTCACACTCCTGATTGCGTCATCAACACTTGCAAGAGCTCTTATATACCTATCCCTATCTAAGTTGCTCATGGTCTTATAGTCCATCTGCCCATATAACTTATCCAATATCAACTCTTGGTCTATTAAAGCCTTCGCTTTCTCTAGGTGCTCCAATATTAATTCTTGTCGCTTGTACGGTAGTAATTCACGGTTTTTGTATAAAAATGTGTTCCTCTCTTCTGGATTCATTCGACCACCTCCGGAAAATCCAACGCTCTTGTAAGCCTTGCTCTACATTTTACACAAAGCCAATAGTTGCTGAATTTAGTGCTTAAACCTTTGCCATCGTGATACTTTGTTTCGGGCAGTCTTATCTTTATTACGGTGTCTGTATCATGACAGGCATCGCATATGCAGTTTTTAAAACTACTCATTTCTGTTTCAAAATCAACTTCTAAAGACTCCCAACCAGCCATGGTTACACCTTCTTTCCTAAATCCTCTAAGAGTTTCGGCAACCCTTTTTTAACTATCTCAACCGTTGCCCTTTCGACTACTCGCTCGATTATCTTGTCTTTGTTTTTGTAGATATACTCTTTTACAGCTTTATCGACTCCCGATTTAACTCCAAACTGTGCATCTCTCATTAAGTAACTGTGGTTTTTTATCACCGAATCGACTATCGCCAGTTCTACCAGTTCGGTTATTCTCTTATCTTCAATTTTGATTTCTAAGTTCATTCCATTTCCTCCCATTCGAAGCTATACGACTTATAGTCTTTACTGTAAACCGTCACCGGAAGCAGTGAGTGTATAATTCTAGCTATGTGCACTCTCTCGTCCCCAGTGAAGCCTGTATCGTCAACATATTCCATAGCCTCTGCCTTAAATTGTTCATAAACCATTTTGGCTTCTTCTTCGCTATCAAATAAACCACATTGCACAGCTTCTTCATCCGCAGAATCCCTATCCATGTAAACTATCCATTTCTTCATTTAGACACCTCATTTGCAAGTTTTAGAAGGGTAGGTCATCCCCAGCTTCATCCATAGGCACAAAATCGTCCATTTCAGCCTGTTTTGATACCGAACCCTTGTTCGTACCCTTTGAG